GTCGGATAAGCTCTTGCTGTGAGTTGCGCCCAATCACCTTCAGCGGGTTTGCCAAAAGTAGAAGTTGTTGCATTGCGCAGGTCTGCGTCTGTATAACCGATATCGCGTTGGCTTCTGTAATAGTCTGCTTTATTCTGTGGAGTCTGATTAAAAAGAGATGCATTTACAGCGCCATACGTTGGGTTCTTAAGCTGATTGCCGTAATAACTTCCTGTGGCGTTGTACATGTCTTTGTTGCTAACACCCCACTTATCACCTTCAGCTTTAATCTGAGCTGTAGTAGCGTAAGGATTGTCAGTAATATATTGGTTGATATTAGTTTTGACTTGGTCCATACCGATGCCACCAGGACCTCTAGCAGAGCGTTCCATGTTTGACCCATAACCTGCAAACTGGCCATCACCATACCTGAAGTCTGAGCCCATAGCATTGCGAATGTCTGCGTCGGTAACGTCATACTGTTTTTTAACGGCAGCAATGTCAGCAGCAGAGGCTTTTGGATTTTGAGCAAACCAGTTTTGAATGTTGCGGTTAGCTTGGTCAATACCTATTCCGCCTGCTTTATCTGCAGCAATCCTCATAGCAGAGCCTGTAGGTGTAGTCGAAGCAGTGCGGCCATAACCAGTATCAAACTGCCCTTGCAAATACATCGGCGTATTTGACAAACGATTTTGATAGTCAGTCTTGTAGGTGTCGTATGACTTCTGGTCAAGACCGTACTTACGAAAAGCTTCATTGAAAGCGGTTTTGTCTTTTGCGTAAGCATCAGCATCTGCCTTCTGTTTGTCATAAGCAGCTTGCGCTGCTTTTGCAGCATCGTCATTGCCGCCTGGTCTTTCACCAGTAGGAGCTGTGGGAATTACTGGGGCGGCAGCACCTGTGTAAGTAGCCATACCAGGCGTGTTAACGCCGTACTGCTTCATAATTCGATTGAGTTCAAATCCCATATCTGCTCCTTAACCTAAACTGCTCAAGCCCTTAGCCGTATACGTAGCCGCCGCCAATTGAGCCAAAGGCGAAGCTGAGTATGTGGCGCCGGTTGAACCGCCGGATTGTGTTGTCATTTGCGGTGTGATTGGAGCCATACCGCGTATTTGCGTACTGAGGAAGTCAGCTTGTTGTTTTCCGTACAAGTTTTCGGCATCAAATTGTGATTTAGCCGCATTGAGTTGCTGCTGCATTTGGTTTTGTTGAGCAGAACCGGCTCCTTCAAGAGCTGCAACATCGGCAGAGCGCATAGCTTGTTCTTGCTGCTGCATATTGGCAAACTGGCTAAGTGCAGACATTTGACGCTGATAATCAGCGGCTTGTGCTTGTTGAGCAGCTTGAGCAGCATTAAGACCAAACTGTTGCTGAGTTTGACCTGCACCTGTTTGAGTCTGACCTAAATTAGCCAGGTTTTGCATTTGCTGCGACGTCATCTGACCTTGAGCTTGACCTATGTTGGCCAAATTCTGTTGTTGCTGTGCAGTCAAACTACCTGCAGTTTGTGCGAGGTTTTGATACTGACCTGCGCCTTGCAAGACGCGAGAAAGGTCTGCACCAGAAATGCTGCCAACTGTTCCGGCCAATTGAGCTTGGCGTGCAAGATCTGCCTGAGAAGCACTAAGAGCCTGACCATAACCCTGGTTAGCAAGTTGAGCTTGTTGATTAAGGATAGCTTCTTGAGTATCACGCAATGCTCGACTACCAAATTCACCCATGCGGCTAGAGCCAAACTGACCGGCTTTGATGAAAGAATCAGATACTCCAGGCAATAAATTTTCGCTAAGATTGCGTGCACCTTGCTTAGCAATTGCATCCATGACTCCTGTTTGATAAGGAGACATGTAGTCTTTAATTCCTGCAGAAGCAGTACCTGCGGCAGCGGTAAGATACGGATTAGCTGCAGTCAAAGCTTTATCGGCTAGTGCTGCAGCTGTTGTTGTATCAGATTTTGTCAGGTAAGGATTGGCCGCTGCAACTGAGTCTAAGCCGGCAGCTTTATTCAAATTGACATTGGCCGCAGCAACTGCATCCAACTTGCCGGCTTGATCAAAATAACCTTGACCTTTGGTCAATTGACCCAATGCAGTTGCAGGATCTTGTAGATATTTGTTTTGCGCTGTTTGCAAATCTGCAGCTGTACCTTTGCTGCCAAATTCATACATGCCTGACTGAGCTTTGTCAATATCGCCTTGATAGAAGCCTTGATTGGCTTGTACATTTTTGTAAGCTTGTTGCTGCAATGGCGAAAGCTCGGCAACGGTTGGCATGTCATAAGACTGAAAAGGCTTATTGGCAAGATTTGTTGCAATCTGGATTTGGTTGTAAATTGCATCCTGCATCCACTTTGGTGTCTCAGTGGATGAGGTTGCATAAGACGTTGCGGTCTGTGGAGACCCTTGGAATAGGCTACCCATTATGCAAACTCCTTCAAATATGATAAGGGAGACTTAGCATTAGGGCTAATCTTGCCTTTTGCCAAAGTTTTTCCTTTGTGCGCACGAATGTTTTGGCGCATAGCTTCAAGGCGCTTAGCTCCTTCTTTACTGGAACCGTCTCCTAGCATTGCAACTGTTTCTGCATCAATCACATATTCACCATCAGATAGTTTTGCATCAATGGTGTCTGCTCGACCTGAACCGGCTCCTTGCGCAAACCGGGCTACAGCTGACAGAGCGCCGCCGCGTGCTTTATTGACAACCGGCGCTTGAGGAATATTATACAATCCTTGCTGTGAAGCCACTTGTCCAGGTTGTGTTTGTGCATAACCTGTAATCTTTGGCCAGTTGGCAGCCATAAACTGGTCAAGACTCATATTAGATGCATTGGCATCTGTTTGCATTTTGTTCCAGTCCCAAGTAACTGAAGGGCGGTTGAAATACTCTTGCTGCTCAGGAGACATCTTAGCAATAGCCTCTTGAGCTGCAGGTGGTGGTTTTTGCAAAGCACTCAAAAGGCTTAAACCGCCTATTACCTTACCTGTCGTACCCATGCCGGTATCAGCTTTGACACCGTCAGCAGTAGTGGTTGTTGGTGCTGTTTTCTCAAATATGCTGCCTTTGAGAGCTCTATCCATAAACCCTGGCTCAGCAGCTTTCCATTCAACCGTATTGGTCTGTGGATTTAGTTGGTAAGAACCTGCATCAACTTTAAAAGCCATTTTGCCGGTTGCAGGGTCTAGTACGTTTGTACCTGTCCTACCTTGAGCATCTACACCAGGAGTTCCTGGTGCCTGCACAACGCTGCCGTCAGGCAAGGTAACTGTTTTAGGCGCCGCTGTTTCTCCTGATTTAAGGCTATCGACCACAGCATCTGAGGGCTTCATGTTTGTTTGAATGCCCTTTAAAAGGCCTGAAGTCACGCCGATCGTAGCCGCTGTTTTAGGGTCATAACCTGCAGTCAATGCATTGCCAAAACTTTGACCCGCGCTACTGATGCCTTGCTCAAAAGCAGTAGGGCCGCCATAACCGCCAGCAAGTTGACCGATAGCACCACCAGCCACGCCTTGCAAAGCCCCTTTAACTACACCTTGACCAGTTAATGCTCCTGCGCCGGCGCCTACCAAGCCGCTACCTATAATACTTTGCGTAGCTGCACTTGCGCCAGGAGCAACGTATTGACCAACCGCACCGCCTAAACCTCCGCCCAGGCCGCCCATCAGAGCGCCTTTTTTCCAATCACCACCAGTCAAAGCAGAAGTAGCACCACCTAAAATAGCGCCTCCCAACATGCCGGTTGCTAAAGTGCTAGCACCTGCGCCAAGCAAACTTGAACCGATAGCTGTACCAAGACCAGGAACAAAAATAGCAAGAGCAATAGGAGCAAGAGTAGCAAATAATTCTTTACCACTCTTATATTCACGAAGACCTGTGTTTGGATTGATTGTTCCTGCACCACCCATGCGCTTAAGCATTTCAGCTTCACGGTCATTGATGTGAGCTAATTGGCTATCACCCCCTCGACCTGCAGAGGCAACGCGCCTAGCAGCAACAGCCAAACCTCCGCGGGCATAACCTTGCTTTTTCAAGCGATCTTGTATGCCATAAAGAGCAACTAGTATGGAAACTATGAAAACAATGTCAAACTGCTCAGGGAACATGTTTGCATCGATGTCGCCGTCTTTAATAGCACCTGCACGCACTTCCTCATACTTATCAGGATTCTGAATCACAAACTCAAGAATTTGAATAGCTTGATCAAGATCTTCTGGCACAATAGGCATTCGCGCTATTTGTGCTTCCATTGCATCAATAGCCGGCGCGTACTGAGGATCTTGCTCAGCCATCTGCATAATTGCGTTTTTAATTTCCATATCAACCTCTGTACCAAACGTGTGAATGATAATCCTCAGCTAAAAAACCATAAATGTGTAAGTCATCATCGATGAAAGACTTACGCATTATGCCTTCTAACTTAAACCCAAAATGCTCATTGATTCTTTTGGCCAGTTTGTTTTTACCGCGCAGCAATCCAGTAACTCTGGCTGCGTGCAGCTTATCAAACACAAAACCAAAAACCCCATTAAACATCTCAATCGTGCCTTTCGGCGTTACTTTCCTACTATCAATTGCAATGCTAAGATCAATATTACGTGGAGTGAAATTGGTCATCACAACTACGCATACAAACTCATCATTCTCATCAACAGCCGACATCGCCCTAAAAAACGATGGCGCATTTTCAAGCTCAAGCTTTGCACGCGCCCAAGCCTCTGCTTCATCCTCGCGTTCAAAACCAATAAACCGCATTACTCAGCAGACTGACAGAACCTTTCGGCCCATTCGTGCCAGTCGTCAAACTGATACGGGTTAGGAAAGTTCTCTTTTAAAGACATGATATTCAAAAACTGCATTGCCCAATTCTGCCAATCATCAACATTGTCTAACCGGCCAAAAGCACCAAATGGATCAAGGTCAAGCGTGATCTGGTCAGCCCAGTCACGCAGCCCCATGTATGTCGGCAAAGTGATACGAAGATTGCTCATCCAAGCACCGTCTTATCGCCGGTTGACACATGACCAATGATCTGACCCATCTGATAGTCACCATAAACTTCATTTGACTCAAAGCGCACGCGCAATTCGCGACGCTGTTCTTTGAGCATCACAATCTCTTTATAAGGCTCATCAACACTGCCAGGGTCAACAAATGTAAAAATTGAGCTAACCACTTCAGGCGCTCTTGCATTTGCTCGACCTGTGACTTGCACAGTCATGTCGCCATTTTGCACAAAGTCAGGCTCAATACGCGTGATGCGCAAATATTCATTCTTACCTTGTGTAAGAGAAGACAAATCGGCTGTTTCAAAATAAGAGCGAATAGGATTGATAGTCTGACCATCAATCTCATCAACGCCTTGCTCTTGAATCCAAACGCGATAATCATTGCCTACGCCTACAGCACCTGCTAAAATGGGCGCTGCAAAAGCATTGTTGAATGCGCCAGCAGCACGACCATTTGCAGGCAACTCAGTGTCGTACCATGTATTTTCACGAACGTTATACACAACGGCATGTGTGCATTCTGTAGCATCACCTCTAGGGTAGGCCCACCAGATTTCACCGTAGCGTGGCACTTTGTAAGCAAAAACTTTGTCTCGCTCACGCTTGTTCAAGCCGTCAAAAAAGTAGTTTAAGTTTAGCGAGTTTGGCACTTCGCGCACTACGCCGTTAAACATCAAGAAACGATCAACGCCTGCCCAAAAGAACACGCCGTCATAATCTACGACGGCATTCTCAGAGATGATCGATGTATCAGTTGCAACAATGTCGAACTGGAATACAGAAGCGCCGCCAGTAAAAGTTGCTCGAATGACGGCGTCATAAGCCCAAAAAATACCAGCTGGAGCGGTGCCTGAACCTGCACGCAAAGGCAAACCTTTAATGATTTTTTGACCCCAAACACGGGCAACTCCTGCGCCTGCTCCGGTTTCTGTCAAATTAGTAGGCTCTCCTGGGACAGACCAGCCGATGATGCCGTCAGTTCCGTAGTAGAACAAATAGGGATGCAATGAAACAATACCGCCAGTGCAGTTTGTATTTGCAGGCAAGTTGACAGATTGCAAAATGCCTGTGCCTAAAACTTCACCGAAAAAAATCTGACCGCCAATACTATTAGAGATGCTTTCTAAGTTAGGAGCAACGTGGGCAATGATGTAGTTTTGGTTTGTAGACGAGTCATACTGATAGTCAAACATCCACATGTTTTTAACGTCATTTACAAGCGCGTCAGACCCGCCGTACATGTCTACCTTAGACGTAGTTATTGTTGTTGCTGTGGCCACAACAGGCAAGCCATTAGGCGCAGAACCTGCAAGAGTTGCAGTGATATTGATCTGTGCACCTACAGCAACAGCAGAATAATTTGGGCTAGATGTATAAGCCGTGATGTTTGCAGCAACAGCGGTTGCAGTTGCTGCTAAGCTGGTTGTGTAAGCAACCGAGCCTGACATGATGTTGATGCCGCCGACTGTAATGCTATCGACAGATCCGGCAGCGCCTGTAAGCAGAGTGACACTACCTACAGATTGAACTGCGGTAGGCGTTCGATTACTGACAATAGAACTGTTGCCGGTAATGTCTAGGGTAAAACGCTCTAATTTTGTGGCACTGCCAGAATGGCAGTAAACGTATTCTTGCTGGGTAAAGTTAGAAAAGCCACGGCTTATTTCTGACAAATACTTCTGCGTAGATTTATAGCCTCCAATTTTGCGAGGCAAACCGCGTTGCCAACGAACCCATTGGCCGTCTGTATAAAAGTCGCCTTCAAACTTGGTACCATCTCTTTTGATACCAGGGCTAGACTTAAGAACAACGGTAATATCAGGCATTAGAAAGTCCCGCCGTTAACAGCGCCTGCTGGCAATGCGCCTAGCGCTGCATAAGCAGCAGCGCCGTCCACAGCAGTAAACACGCCAATACCAACAGAAGTACCGCCTAAATTGATCAGAGCAGAACCTGCAGAAGTTGCACCGGTGCCGCCTTGTGCAATTGAAACCGGCAAAGAAATACCTGCCGTATCGGCGCGCAACACATCAGTGCCGTCACTATACAAAATAGCGCGTTCGCCACTAGCTAGAGCCACACCTAAACCTGCAGGTGTTTTTACTGTAAAAGTATACGCGCCTGTAGTCTGGTTGTCAACCCAGTATTGCTGCACAGTAGCAGGAACAATGATGTTGCGGTTACCCGTCAACACGCCTGTAAAGCGGTATGAAACTCGATTAAGTTCTGTGCCTGTCAGGGTGTAATTTCCTGTACCACCTACAGCAATAACTGTGTAGTCAAATGCAAATACAGCTGACTTGCCAAAGCCGATGGTGTAAAAATTAACACCGTCGCAAGCAATGATTGCAGACTCGCCAGGTTGAAAGCTAAGAAAAGATGTACCGTCAATTGTAGTGACGCCTGGAGCATCGGCTACAATAGCACCGCTGCCTGAGTTGCGTAAATATAAAAACCAATTATTTCCAACTACTGACGGGTCTGGCAGTGTAAGCGTACCGCCTGCGCCTGTCCAGTTAAACATCTTTGCACGATCAGCCAATGCTGATGTGTAGTTGCTATTAAACTCAGTAATAGGTACCGATTGAGAAAGCAATGCACCAACTGCTACAATACCTGTGCCTGCAAGAGCAGAAGCATTAACGTTAGATGTTGTTGCGCCAAATTGCAATGACTCCCATGTTCCTGCAACCGTGGAATTGTTGGTCAGATAGACCTGCCAAACAGTGCCTGGAGAAATAGAAACAACTTGAACGCCTGCAGCATCTCTAACTATAAAAGTTTGAGCGCCTTGGTTGTTGAAAAGAATCGTATTGCCGGTGCCTGTTTTAGAAGCATCGGGCAGAGTGATAAACAACCCTGCAGAGGACGCAACCACGTCCATAATGCGGGTTGCAAGGTTTACACTAGTTGAGGTTTCAGTTGGCCAGCTAAGAACAATGTTTGTGGACAATGCCACAGAACTATAGCTAATCTCACTAGGATAGATGTTAGCGCCACCAAAGACGTCATTGTAAATAGGCATTACGCTTCACTCCTGTTTGCTGTGCGATCCATGATGCGCTTGAGGTCTTCTCCATTGAGAGCCTGAGCAGCACGGTCATACATTGCTTGCCAAGTCTGAATACGTTCATCACTCTTAAGAAATGGAGTGGCTTCAAGCAAGGTTGCATAAAGCAACACATCAGGTGCGTATTCAGTGAGCCAATTTGTTTGAAAGTCATCGCCCAAAAAGCGCGGCTGCTCGTAGTACAAAATTTCTAGTGTCTTTACTGTAGCCGGTGTCGGGGCAATAAGCCAGTGCTGAAAGTCATAATCAGCATAATAAGCAGGGCTGCCGGTTTGTGTTTCAACTGGCCAGTAGTTGCGGATATACTCGTATGAACGAGCAAAAATAGGCACTCCATCAACCGTCATGCTGACTGTATCGCGCCAACGATCAGGTTTTAAGTAGACAGCTACGCCTACCGAAAGAGGCGTTGTAACTGCGCGAATAAAGCCTTCAATCTTTAATTCACGGGCAATACGACGCTCGCCTAGTGTGACTAAGCGAGGAAGCTGGTCATAAACAATTTGATCGCTCTCTTGCGTGAAGCCACGCTCAAGATAACGTCGCACGTCTACCAGCAAGCTGTCGTAGGTCATGCTATAGCTCATATACACTCCATGGGTATTAGCCGCTGATTCAGCATGCGCCGTTTAAAAGAATTATAACCTTGAAACAAAGTTCAAGGTAAATTGTTGTAGTTTGTCAACCAACATTGCGCTCAAAGTGAGGGCAATCAACCAATGACTTGAAATTGCCGCCCCAACGGTTTTTAGGATGCAAAGTTTCCCAATAAGCACCTAATGGAGCCAAAGCTTCTTTGTCCCAAATAATCTTTCCGCCTCTAAAAAAGTTCAGGTCAATGGCGCAGCGCTTTAGGTGGATGGAGTTCATGGTTTTAGACCTGCCGGCTTTAACGTGCAAGGCTTGTTGCTCAGGGGTGCGAGCCAATTCACCGCCGGTTACCATAAAACCTTGTGCAGTGGCGTATTGGATAAGTTTGCAAGCGTCCAGTAAGAACGCAGCTTGTTCATTACTTAAGCTCATTCTTTATCCTTTTTACGCATTTCCATGACTTTTTCAACAGTGCGACCACCAAAGTAGGCAGTCATGACTAG